CGCCTCTATCGGCAGGGCCAGGAGAAGCCGGTCATCATCCACCACCTGATCGCAGAGGGCACGGCCGACGAGCAGGTCATGAGAGCCCTCCAGGACAAGGACACCAGCCAGGCCGCCCTCCTGGCAGCACTCAAAGAAAGGAGAATGCAATGAGCGACCCAAGAAGAAACGAGGAAGGCTATCTCGATCTGACAGCCTACCACGGAACCAAAAGCATCATACAAGAAGAAAATGAGGCCGAGCGCAAGAACAAGGACCTGATCCACACCTTCCGCCTGCTGGCCGACATGGCCGGCTTTGAAATAGTCGGCCGCATCACGATAAAACACAAAAAGACAGGGAGGGTTTTCAGATGATCGGATATTTAAGCGGCCCCATTACGGGCCACAAGAACTACCGCCAGCAGTTCGCCAGAGCTGCCGGCACTCTGAAGGAGATGGGCTACGCCGTCATCAACCCCGCCGAGCTGGGAGCGGCTCTCCCTCTCGACCAGATGAGCTACGAGGACATTATGAAGATCGACATGGAGCTCCTGGCCACTGCCGACTACCTGGTGCAGCTTCCAGGCTGGGAGGACTCGAAGGGAGCCAACCGCGAGCTGGGCTTCGCCCTGGGCACCGACAAGATCATCGTCAGCCTGGAGCAGCTTCTCACGAAGGAGGTGACGCCGTCATGACTTTAGACGAGACCTATGACTTCCTGATGCAGATCCGCCGCAAGGGGATCATCATCAGGCGGAAAGAGACCCAGCGGGACGAGCTGAGGGCCTGCCTGCTGCCTGGCGCCATCCGCTATGACCGCGACAGGGTCCAGAGCACTCCGACCGATAAGATGGCCGACGTCATCGCCAGAGTGGACGAGCTGGACCGAGAGATCGAGCAGCTCCGGCGTGAGAAGGCCACCCTGGTCATCGAGATCAGCGACGCCATCGAGAAGCTGGAGGACGACAACGAGAAGACCGTGCTGACCGAGTTCTACATAGCACGGGCACCGATGACCGAGGTGGCTGACGCCATCAACTACAGCGTCCGCAGGGCGTATCATTTCAGGAAGATGGGCGTCACCCATCTGGGGGAGGTTTTAGGATGATACGACTCCTGCATGGCGACTGTCTGGCAATGCTGAAAGAGGTGGAGCCTGGCAGCGTGGACCTGATCCTCTGCGATCCTCCCTACTCCTCCGGCGGAACTCATGCCGGCGACCGCAAGGCCAGCACGACGGCCAAGTACACCGACAACGACTTCAACGGGGCCGCCAGGCTCCCGGCCTTCTCCGGCGATAACATGGACCAGCGGAGCTTCACGGCCTTTATGCGATGGGTGTGCAGCGAGCTGAGGCAAAAGACCAGGGAGGGGGGGGATCCTGGAGATGTTCGTGGACTGGAGAAACCTCCCCGCGATGACGGACGCCGTGCAGATGGCCGGCTGGGTGTGGAGGGGCGTCGTCGTATGGGACAAGGGCATCAGCAGAAACCAGCCGGGACGCTTCCGGAACGACTGCGAGTTCGTGGTCTGGTGCTCCAACGGCGACCTGCCTATTGACTGGAAGGCTGCCAAAGGCACCAAGGCCATGCCGGGCGTCTACCACGTCCCCATAGTGGCACCGAAGCAGCGCTTCCATCAGACTGAGAAGCCCGTGGAGCTGCTGGAGAGTCTTCTGGCCATTTGTCCCCCGGGCGGCACTGTCCTGGACGCCTTCATGGGATCCGGCAGCACCGGCGTGGCAGCCGTTAAAACCGGCCGGAGCTTCATCGGCATCGAGCTGGGCGACCAATACTTCGAGACGGCCACCAAGCGCATCCAGGAGGCGCAGGAGGAGCTTCTCAACGACTTTTAGAAAGTCGGCGAACATTGCAAACCAGAATGTGTTATACTGGTAAAGTGGACGAATGAGAGCAGGACCGAGAGGGCCTGCTCTTTTCCGTTTACCGAAACGACGAATAGGAGGCGGCGAGACCATGCCAAAAGCAAGGAACTCGAAAGTGGACGAGGCCCTTGCATTGTATCGGCAGGGCCTTAAACTCATAGAAATCTCCCGGAAGCTGGACATCCCGGAGGGGACTGTCCGCCGATGGAAATGCACCTACAAATGGGACGCCCCCGAAGAAACCGAGCGCTCGCAACCTAAAAAACCGAACGCTCGCAAACGAGGAGGGCAGCCTGGTAACAAGAACGCCACCGGGCCCCCTGGTAACAAGAACGCCGAGAAGTTCGGCTTCTTGTCCAAGTATCTGCCGGAGGAGACGCTGGAGCTGCTGCATCTCACAGCTGACTCCTCTCCCCTGGATCTCCTATGGACCCAGATCCAGCTGGCCTACGCTGCCATCATCCGGGCCCAGAAAATCGCCTACGTCAAAGACGCTGAAGACAAGACCATCGAGAAGATCGAGGATCGCAGCGGCGCCGAGTCCTGGGGCGAGAAGTGGGAAGTCCAGCAGGCCTGGGACAAGCAAGCCAGCTTTATGAAGGCTCAGGCACGCGCTCAGAGTGAGCTCCGGGGCCTAATCAAACAATACGACGAGATGCTGCACAAGGACTGGGAGGCAGCGACGGAGGAACAGAAAGCACGCCTGCAGCTGCTGAAGGCGAAGCTGAACGACGGCTCCGATGACGCTGGGAAGGTGGTGATCATCAATGACACGCACGACCCGCATCAGTGACCTGATCATCCCGAAGTTCTGGCCGGCCTTCAATGACCGGGAGCACACGCACAAGATCCTGACCTCTGGGCGAGCAGGCACCAAGTCCTCAGAGGCTGCCATCGAGGTCGTGTATAAGATCGTCAGCGAGACGGACTGCTCTGCCGTGGTCATCCGGAAGCGCCACAACAAGCTCCGGAAGACGGTCTACAAAGAAATTAAGCGAGCCATCAAGCGCCTGGGGCTGCCGGAGAGCCTGTTCAAGATCACGGTCAGCCCCATGGAAATCACATACAAGCCAAACGGCAACACCATCTACTTCACCGGATCCGACAGCATTGACGACACCAAGGGCATCATCGACGAGAGCAAGCCCATCAAGATCGTGCTGCTGGATGAGGTCAGCGAGTTCTTCACAGACGGCGAAGGCGAGGACGAGCTCCAGAACATCGAGGCGACCTTCATCAGAGGCAACGCCGAAGGCTTCCAGATGCTCTACCTATACAACCCACCGAAGAACCCCAACGCCCCCGTGGTGGTCTGGTGCCGGAAGATGGAGAAGCGCCCGGACTGCATCCACGTCCATGTGGACTACCGGGACGTGCCTCCTGAGTGGCTGGGCGCAAAGCTGATCGAGGCGGCTGAGATCCTCCGCGAAGTGGATGAGCGCCAGTGGAGATGGCTCTGGCTCGGCCTCAGCATCGGCGTGGACGAGCTCATCTACTATATGTTCGGCGACGCTGCCATCCAGCGCCCGAGCCGTGACCACTACCGGATCATCGGCATCGGCGTGGACTATGGCCAGCAGAACGCCACAACCTACCAGGCGGCCGGTCTGAATGAGTACGAGCACAAGCTGGACGGCCTGGCGGAATACTACCACAGCGGCCGGGAGACCGGAACGCAGAAAAGCCCCAGCGAGTACGCCGGGGACTTCGTCAAGTTTTTGAACCTGCTGCATGAGACCTACTCATGCAGCACTTTTTATACCTTCATTGACCCATCGGCTCGCGGTCTGATGGAGGAGATCAAACGAGCCACAAGAGGCACCGGCTACACCGTCCTGATCCGCGACGCTGAGAACGATGTGGCCCTGGGCATCTCCCGGGTGCAGAAGCTACTGACCTTCAAGATGCTGGCCGTGTCTCCGGATCAGGAGAACGCGGTCCGGGAGTTCGGTCTCTATGAATACGACAAGGACAGCATTGACAAGGGGTGCGAGGTGCCAGTCAAAGTGGACGACCACTGCATGGACGCTATCCGCTATCTGGTCATGGGGATGTGGTCGAAAATTAAGCACTACCTGCCCATCAAGGAAAAAGAGGAGGAGCCGGAAGGAGTCATAAAATGAACATTTTCGAGTATTTCAAGAAGAAGGGGATCGACACTATCGACAGCTCCTTCTACACCAAGATCGCCATCTGGGACAGCTGGTACAGGGCGAACGTCAAGAAGTTCCACCAGTACCGCGTCTATCATGGCGCCGGGCAGTACACACGCTGCCAGCGCAAGAGCCTCGGCATGGGCAAGAAGATCTGCGAGGACATCAGCGATCTGCTGCTCAATGAGAGGGTCCGCATCACCATCCAGGACGACGCCACGGCCAAGTTCGTGAACAAGGTGCTGGAGGCTGCCAACTTTGCGGTCCAGGGCAATGAGTACCAAGAGCGCAAGGCCGCCTGCGGCACCGTGGCCTATGTGCCATATTTGACCAACATGGAAGTGGATGACGATGGCCGTGTCATCAGTGCCGACGTCAAAATGGACTATGTGGTGGCCAAGAACATCTACCCCACAGCCTGGGAGAACTCCAGGATCACGGAGTGCATCTTTGTATTCCCTAAGACCTACAAGCGCAAGAAGTACGCACAGTTCCAGCACCACAAGCTGGAGCCATGGAGGGATGAAAACGGCGAGGACCTGGGCTATCAGTATGTCATCGAGAACACCGTCGTGGAGTGCTCCAGCGGCGCCGGCCGTGAGCTGACCCCAGACGAGTGGAACAAGATCCCACACTTCAGTGGACTGGCTGCCAGGGTCGAGACCGGCAGCGACCAGCCCCAGTTCGTCATTGACAAGCTGAACATCGCGAACAACGTGGACGAGGATGACACAAACCCGATGGGCGTGGCGCTTTTCGCCAATAGCCTCGACATCCTGGCCAAGATCGACCTGGAGTATGACAGCTATGCCAATGAGTTCACCCTGGGCCGCAAGCGTGTCTTCGTTTCTCCGGAGCTGCTGACCACGGCGGACGGCTCCCTGGTATTTGATCCGGAGGACAGCGTCTTCTACAAGCTGCCGGAGGACTATTTCAAAGACACCAAGGAGGCCATCCACGAGAGCAACATGGCGCTCAGAGTGCAGGAGCACGAGCAGGCCATCAACAACGACCTGAACCTGCTCTCCTTCAAGTGTGGTTTTGGCACGCAATACTACCGCTTCGAGCGCGGCGCGGTCGCGACCGCCACCCAGGTCATCAGCGAAAACTCCGATATGTACCGGACGATCCAGAAGCATGAGATCATCCTGCACGACGTTCTGGTGGATTTGCTCCGGATCATCATCCGCCTGGGCAAGACGGCCAACGTGCCGGGGCTGATAGAGAACACCGGCATCGTCATCGACTTCGACGACAGCATCATCGAGGACAAGCAGACAGAACGAGCGGAGGACCGCAAGGACGTTTCCATGGGCGTCATGGGTCTGCCTGAGTACCGTGCCAAGTGGTACGGCGAGACGGAGGAGGTCGCAGCCAGCAAGCTGCCTGACCAGTCCGCCGGCGTTCTGATGTAATGGATCAGAGCTACCACGACCTACTGGCTGCCGGCGTCGAGAAGCGCTTCCGGGACCTGGAGATGGCGATCATGGACGACATCATCCGCCGGATCCGGAAGGCCGGCACAATCACCGACTCGGCCGACTGGCAGATCCAGCGCCTCATCATCCTGGGCAACAGCACCCAGGACATCGAGGACCTGATCCGGAAGGCCGTGGACGGAAACGAGGAGGAAGTCCGCCGGCTCTACGCTGAGGTCATCGAGCGGGAATATACCCGCGACCGCAGCCTCTACGAGCAGATCGGCAAGGAGTTCATCCCCTACGAGCAAAACCCCGAGCTCCAGCAGCTGACCGACGCCCTGGTGCATCAGTCCAGTGAGGAGCTCTACAACATCACCAAGAGCACCGGCTTCATGCTGGACAACGGCCACGGCGGGAAAGTCTTCACGCCCCTGGCTGACGTCTACAATGGCTACCTGGATGACGCCATCACCGGCATGGCCAACGGCGCCTACGACTACAACACGCTGGTCCGCCGCATGGTCAGCCAGATGACAGCCTCCGGGCTCCGGACCGACCACGCCTTCAGCGATGGCGGCAGCGACTACGGCGTGGACTACGCCAGCGGCTGGCACAATCGCGTGGACGTGGCCGCCCGTCGTGCTCTGCTCACTGGCTTCGGCCAGCTCACCGGTCACGTCACGGATCTGAACGCCCAGCGGCTGGGGACCAACTACTTCGAGGTCACATGGCACGCCGGGGCTCGTCCGGATCACGCTGCATGGCAGGGCAAGGTCTACACCAAGGAGCAGCTGACGACCAAGTGCGGCCTGGGCACCGGTCCGGGCCTGCTGGGCTGGAACTGCCGCCACACCTACTACCCCTTCATCCCCGGAGTGAGCGAGCGGCTCTACACCGACGAATGGCTGGAGGAGCAGAACGCCAGGGAGAACACTCCGCGCCGCTTCCGTGGCAAGGAGTACACCACCTACGAGGCCACCCAGAAGCAGAGGCAGATGGAGACGGCAATGAGGGCCCGGCGCGAGCAGGTGCAGCTCCTTCGTGCTGGAGGGGCAGACAAGGAAGACATCACCATCGCCCAGTGCAAGTACCAGGCCCAGCTGGAGCAGTACCGCAGCTTCTCGAAGGCGATGGGCCTGGAGGAGCAGACGGAGCGCATCTACACGGGACGCACCCCAGGCAGGATCTCACCGAGCCCGCAGGTCTACGCGCAATGGCAGGCCGAGCAGGCAGCCAAAGCGGCCAACCGTGCGAAAGAACGCGCCGAGAAGCAGCGCAGAGCGGCCCAGGACGCCGCTCAGAAGGGAGCAAGCACATGATCCGGATAAACGTCAAGGACACCGGGATCACCGTCTCAGGGCACGCACAGCGGCTCCCTGGGGCGTCTCCCGGGCACAACATAATTTGCGCCGGCGTCTCTGCGCTGACCCTCACACTGATCGAGGGGCTGCGCGAGGTGGCGGGCATCGAGATCCAGGAGAGCGTCAGCCCGGGCAGCACTGTCATCAGCTGGCCGGATCTGAATGAGATCGGCCGGGCGCTGGTCCGCACTTATGTCCTGGGCCTGGAAGGCATCCGGGACAGCTATGGAGAAATAACGATAATTTGAGCGCCGCGAGGCGCTTTTATTATGAGCAGACGCCGGGCTCTGAGCCGGCGGGAATGTTCACGACACATTACAAAAACGGAGGAATGACCCAATGAAAAAGCATTTTAACCTTCAGCTCTTTGACAACGGCGGCGAGGGCGGCTCTGGCGGAGGCCAGGGTGGAAACGCTGGGAACGGCAACGGCAGCCAGGGAAATGCCGGGAATAATGGAGGCACCGGAGGCTACAGCTTCCAGCAGGCCGAGGAGATCGCCCAGGCTCGTGCAGAACGCGCTGAGAAGGCCGCTCTCAGCTCCTACTTCAAGCAGCAGGGCATGAGCGAGGAGGAAATCAACCAGGCGATCAAAGACTTCAAGGCCAACCGCGAGAAACAGCGCCCCAATGTGGACGCCATCACCAAAGAGCGCGATGACGCGCTCGCAGAACTGGCCCAGATGAAGAACAGCCAGACCCTCGCCCAGAAGGGCGTCCGCACCGAGGACACTGACTACGTCATGTTCAAGATCGCGGCCCTGATGAAAGAGGACAGCAAGCTCGACTTCGAGAAGGCCGCCACCAAGTTCCTGAAAGAAAACCCCCGCTTTACTACCAGCGGCAGCGGATCCTACCGCGTGAAGACCGGCACGGAAAGTTCCGGGGCGGGCAGCTCTGGAAATCAGAACAGCAACGACTTCATCAACGCTGCCATCCGCAGAAAAGCGGGCCGCAACTAACAAAATTATGGAGGAATAACCACATGAAAAAGTATTTTAATCTTCAGCTTTTTGAGACCGACGCTCAGATCATTGACAGATCCGGCGCCGAGTCTCTGATCCCCGAGGACCGTGCTGCGGAAATCATCCAGGGCGCCATCGCTCAGTCCGCTGTCCTCACCATGGGCCGCCGTCTGGCCAATATGACCGCAGCCCAGACCCGTCTCCCTGTTCTGGACGCTCTGCCCATCGCCTACTTCGTGAGCGGCGACACCGGTCAGAAGAAGACCACCAGACAGGCATGGGACAAGAAGACCATCGTCGCCGAGGAGATCGCGGTCATCGTGCCCATCCCTGAGGCCGTGCTGGACGACGCTGACTATGACATCTGGGGCGAGGTCCGTCCCCGCATCCAGGAGGCCTTCGGCCAGGTCATTGACGCGGCCATCCTGTTCGGCACCGATAAGCCGGCAACCTGGAGAGAAGGTCTGGTGCCTTCTGCTGTCGCCGCTGGCGCCACTAAGCAGATCACCGCTGACCTCTACACCGATCTGCTCGGCGAAGGCGGCACCATTTCCAAGGTGGAGGAGTCTGGCTACTTTGTTTCCGGCCACGTCGCTGACATCGGTATGCGTGCCAAGCTCCGCGGTCTGAGGGACAACAGCCAGCGCCCTCTGTTCCTGAACTCCATGCAGCAGGCTGGCAACTATACCCTGGACGGCTCCGCCATCCAGTTCCCTCGCAATGGCGCCTTCGACAAGACCAAGGCCCACATGATCTCCGGCGACTTTTCTCAGCTGGTTTACAGCATCCGCCAGGACATCACCTTCAAGCTGTTCACCGAGGGCGTCGTGCAGAACACTGACGGCACCATCGCCTACAACCTGATGCAGAACGACATGGTGGCCCTTCGTGCTGTCATGCGTCTGGGCTGGGAGATCCCGAACCCTGTCAATGCCATGGCCAAGGAAAAGGCGAAGCGCTTCCCGTTCGCCGTGCTGACCCCTGCCGGCGCCTAAGTAAAGGAGGCGCAGCCTGATGTACGTCTCCTATGATTTTTACAAGCAGACCTTCGGGGACACGATCCCCGAGGCTGACTTCTCCAAAGTCGAGGCCAAAGCGGAGGCGGTCATCGGCTACCTGACCTATATCAACGGGGACATCTTCGCCAAAGAGGACAACCGCGTGAAGCTCGCGGTCTGCGCTGCGGCGGAGGTCGTCCATTATCACAACAACCAGGCCAGCGCAAACGGCAACCAAGCTGCAGGTGTGAAAAGTGAGACCAACGACGGCTACTCCGTGACCTACATCACGGAGGGCCAGGATGGCCAGACCGCTGAGGAGCTGCTCCGCAAGAAGATCCTCGAAGCGGTCCGCGTCTACCTGCTGCCGACCGGATGGCTGAGCCGATCCCTGAAGGGAGGCCGCCGCCATGTATGTGCAGACTGCGATAACAGTCTTTAACAAACGCCTGGGCGCTGATCGGCGCGAGGTCTACTTCCCGACCTGCATCCGCAGCGCGTCCTTCCTGGAGAACAAGAGCTCCGGCCACTCTACGGACGGAGCTCACTCCCAGAGCCTCGCCTACAAGCTGAGGATCCCGCTGGGAGCGAAGATCCAGGACGGCCGGAGCTATGTCCCGGCGGATAAGTTCCGCCAGCTGGACGAGGATGCAGCCGCCAAGGCGTGGACGCTCCAGACCGGCGACTATGTGCTGCCTATGGCGACCGAGCTGACGGCTCCGGTCGATCAGAAGCAGATGGAGGCGCTCGGCCATCTGATCTACGTCAAGGAGTACGCGGACAACACCATCAGAGGCTCGGCCGCCGTGAAGCACTGGCGGATCGGAGGCGAATAATGGCGTTTAAGCCCATCACCAACCCCAGGGGCGCCATCATCCAGGGAAAGAACGGCAAGGCCGAGCTGATCTGGAACGCCGGCTGCGCCCCGAGAATGAACGAAGTGCTCAGCAAGAAGCAGGAGATCATCGACAGCGAAGTGCTCAGGCTCTGCGCTCCGATGGTCCCAAAGCGCACCGGCGCCCTGGAGCGATCCGGCACGCTGGGCACCGTCATCGGCTCCGGCGAGGTGCAGTACATCGCACCATACGCCCGCCGGCAGTATTACAACACCAGCCAGACCCGCAGCTACGACTCCAGGCGTGGCGGTATGTGGTTTGAGCGAATGAAAACCGCACACAGGACGCAGATCCTGAAGCTGGTCAACAAGTAAAGGAGGCCCGAAATGGTCAAGTCAATCATCGAGGGCGTCGCTGACTTCTTCAAGGACTGCCCTCTCCTCAATGCCGGAGTGTTCCGCGTGGACGCCCTGGGAGACGAGCCGCAGGAGTACACCATCGAGACGGGGATCTTCAACCCGATCATCGAGACATACATCGACGGCAGCTCCGACCGGCGCTACCAGTTCAACTTCGGCAGCCGGGAGTATTACAGCATGGACCGGCTCCAGAACATCGCCAACAGCACCTTCTACGAGGACTTCGCCAACTGGGTCGAAGCTCAGGAGGCCGCCGGCAATTTTCCGGAGCTGCCGGAAGGTATGCACCCGGAACAGCTCAGCGTGCTCTCGTCTGGCTATATGTTCGACGAGTCCATGAGGAACGCACGCTACCAGATCCAGTTAGAACTCATCTATCACAAGGAGGCATAAGCACATGAAAAAGTTCAATCTCCAGCTCTTTGACGAGAGCCGTGCCGCCCTGCTTCGCAACGCCATCGCGGACTATGCCGAGATCGACGGCGTCTTCGAGCTCATGGGCACCGGCTTCACGACTCTGGATGAGAGCCCCAACGCACAGACCGACAGCGAGACCTACATCAACGAGAGTACCGCGTCCACTGACATCACCGGCTACGAGACGGAGTTCTCCTATGAGTCCCGTCTGATCCCTTCCCAGAAGGCGATCTACAAGCTCTGGAAGATGGGCCGCGACCATGCGACCGGCACTGACGCCCAGCTGAAGTACGTCCGCGTCGAGCTGTTCAACCCAATCGGCGCTCCTCCCGAGGCTACCGCCGAATACACTGCCCGCCAGTTCACCGTGGCCAATGAGGTCAGCGATAACTCCGGCGCTGGTGGTGAGAAGATCAGCGTCTCCGGCGTGCTGCACGCCGTCGGCGATCCTATCCAGGGCAAGTTCGACACCGTGACCAAGAAGTTCACGGCCGGCGACTTCAAGGGCAAGTATGACACCGCAGCGCAGTCTGCGGGTTAATTAAGCAACTACTGGCTCCGCGCGACTGGCCTGATCAGGCAGTGAGCGACCAGGCACCAGCAGGCCAAACGGTGCAGCCTGCTGGTGCTTTTTTCATAGCACCGACCAATGGAGGAAAACAGAATAATGGAATTGATCATTAACAACGTCAAGCTCGAAGGCGACCTGATGGACGCCGACTTCATGGAGAAGTTCGAGACCGCGATGATTAAAATGCGCGACACGGCTCAGCAGAAAAGAGGCGAGAACTTCCCGACCGCTGCGGCCAACTACCGCGCACAGTGCGAGGTGGTCAACACCTGCTTCGACGAGATCTTCGGCGCCGGCACGGCCGTCAAGCTGTTCGGCGGCAAGATGAACGTCATGGAGCACCTGAAGGCCATCGAGAAGGTGAGCGAGTGGGCTGCCGGAGAACGCAAGACCCTGAACGACTTCACCAACCGCTACACCCAGCGCCAGCAGAACGCCGTCCGTAATATGCAGATCGCGCAGTTCGTCTCTCAAAAGCACGGCAAGGGTAAAAAGCACTGAATTTATTGATCGACGGCCTGCCGGAACAGGTCGAGATCGCGGGCCAGATGGTCCCGATCAGCAGTGACTTCCGGACGGGGATCCTGTTCGAGGAAGTGCTGCAAGACTCAGGGCTCGACGATCTGGAGAAGCTCCAGACCGCCCTGCACCTGTATTTCCCCGGCGTCGTCTTCGATTCTGACGTGCTCGATGAAGCACTCGGCAAGCTGGTCTGGTTTTATCGCTGCGGCGCGGATCCCGCAGAGACGACGGGCGAAACGTCCGGCGCCGCCGACGAAGACCCGCCCTTCTCCTACGAGCACGACGCTGATTATATTTACTCCGCGTTTATGCAGGCCTACGGCCTGGACCTGGCGCGGCATCCCCTCCACTGGTGGCAGTTCCGAGCCCTCTTTAGATCGCTTCCTGAAGACACGCAGCTGGTCAAAATCATCGGCTACCGCACGATGAAGATCCCGGCCAAGATCTCCAAGGAGCAGCGGCAGCACTATGAGCATCTGAAGCGCGTCTATGCGCTTCCTCAGTCGGCTGACCGTCAGCAGCTCGAAAGTGACCTTAACAAACTACTTATGAACGGCGGCAACCCTGCCGCACTTTTGAATGGTAGCGAGGTACGGTCATGGCATCAGATGGAACCCTAAAATTTGATACAAGCCTGGACTCCGGCGGTCTACAGTCGGGGATGGGCAAGGTCGCGAGCATCGCCCAGCAGGCGCTGGGCGTGTTCAGCGGCCAGATGATGACCAGGGCAGTCGATAGCCTGGTCAACCTCGGGAAGACAGCCCTCGACAGCGTGGGCGCTCTCGAACAGAATGTGGGTGGCGTCGAGACGCTGTTCGGCGACACGGCTGACGCTGTCATCGCCGCAGCTGATCGCGCCTACCAGACGGCGGGAATGTCCGCCAACGACTACATGAGCACGGTCACGAGCTTCTCGGCGTCCCTGCTCCAGTCCCTCAGCGGAAACACTGAGGAAGCCGCCAAAGTGGCGGACATGGCCATCATCGACATGGCCGACAATGCGAACAAGATGGGCACGTCCATGGATATGATCCAAAACGCGTACCAGGGCTTCGCAAAACAGAACTACACCATGCTGGACAACCTGAAGCTGGGCTACGGCGGCACGAAGACCGAGATGGAGCGACTGCTGGCCGATGCTCAGAAGCTGACGGGCGTCAAGTATGACATCAACAACCTGAACGACGTCTACCAGGCGATCCACGTGATCCAGGAGGAGATGGGGATCACCGGCACGACCGCCAAGGAAGCCTCCGCGACGCTGGAGGGCTCCATGGCTGCGGCCAAGGCTGCCTGGGACAACTTTATGAACGGATCGAGCGACGCCGACCAGCTGGCGGACGCCTTCGCCACGGCTGCGGACAACATCGTCAACAACCTGACCGAGATCATCCCCCGCTTCGCTGAGACGCTGCCGGCTCTGGCCGGTGCCATCGTGTCGCAGATCCCGGATCTGGCCGCTGCCATTGTGCCGGCCGTTCTCTCTGCTGGCCAGAGTATTCTGGAACAGGCCCGTGACGCCGTCCTCGACTTTGACTTCGAGGGCATGGCCGAGATGGTCGTGGAGTCCATCACGGACTTCATCAACGGCGACGGTCTCCGCTCCTTCCTGGGCTGCCTGGTGGATATTTTCACCGGCATCGTCAACGGCATCAGTTCCATGCTGCCGACGCTCCTGCCGGCTCTCGTCGAGCTGATCGCCTACACCGTGACCACCCTGATCGACCAGCTGCCGGCGCTCCTGGACTGCGCTCTCCAGCTGATCATGGGCCTGGCCGATGGCATCCTCGCCGCGCTTCCCGTTCTGATCGAGGCGCTGCCGGAGGTCATCAGCTCCATCGTGCAGTTCCTGATCTCGGCCGTCCCGCAGATCATTGACGCCGGCATCGAGCTCCTGATGGCGCTGGTGGACGCCCTGCCCATCATCATCGACGCGCTGGTAGACGCCCTGCCTCAGATCATCGAGGCCACCGTGACGGCTCTGATCGCCGCAGCGCCTCAGATCGTCGAGGCTGGCATCAAGCTCCTGGGCGCCCTGGTCGAAGCCATCCCGGTCATCGTGGTCGAGCTGGCGAAGGCCGTGCCGGACATCATCACGGCCATCATCGACGTGCTGGCCGAGCTCCCGGATCTAATCGGTGAAGTCTTCGCCGAGATCGTGACGGACCTCGTCGAGTGGGGCGCGGATATGGGCAGCAAGGCCCAGAAGCTGATCAGCGACCTCTGCACAAAGGTCTCCAACGTACTGAGAAACCTGCCGGGGCAGATCTGGACGCACCTGGTCAACGCGGTCACGAGAGTGGTGCAGTGGGGCCAGCAGATGCTCAGCAACGCCTCCACGGCCATGAGCAACCTGCTCAGCAAGGTCAACAGCATCATCCAGCAGCTGCCTGGCAAGATCTGGACGCACCTGGTCAACGCAGTGACCAAGGTCGTGCAGTGGGGCCAGCAGATGCTCAGCAACGCCTCGACCGCAATGAGCAATATGCTCAGCAAGGTCAACAGCATCATCCAGGAGCTGCCCGGAAAGATCTGGACGCACCTGGTCAATGCCGTCAATAAGGTTGTGGCATGGGGCCAGCAGATGGTCTCCAACGCTTCGACCGCCGCGAGCAATATGCTCAGCAAGGTCGCCAGCACGCTCCAGCAGCTCCCGGGCAAGGTCTGGGACTATCTGAGCCAGGCGGCCCAGAAGGTCGTCACCTGGGGCTCTCAGCTGGCCCAGAAGGGTGCCGCAGCGGCGACCCAGCTGTTCAACTCCATCGTCAACGGCCTGGCAAGTCTGCCGAACAAGATGGCGGAGATCGGCAGCAACATCGTCAGCGGCATCTGGAACGGCATCAGCTCCGGCTGGAACTGGCTGACGAACAAGGTCAGCAGCCTGGCAAACAGCCTGCTGGACGCCGCAAAGGACGCCCTCGGCATCAACTCCCCGTCCAAAGAGTTCGCGGACGAGGTCGGTCGCTGGATCATGCCCGGCGTGGGCAAGGGCCTGGACAAGTCCATGCCTGCAACGCTGAAGGACATGAAGGCCAAGGCCGGCGAGCTCGTCAGTGCCATGCGGGCCGAGATGTCGGCAAGCGCCGGGCAGCTAACCGTCGGAGCTTCGCACGCTGCGGGGCTGAGAATGGCAGGCGCCGGCACTACCGTCTACAATGACAATCGCATGGAGCAGAGCAACACCTACAACGTGCCCGTGGCTACTCCTTCCGAGGTGGCCAAGAAGCAGCGCGAGGCTCTGCGGAACATGGTCGGAGGTGTGAAATGACAGTAAACACATTAACCATCGAGCTGACCTGCAACGGCAAGACCCTCAAAATGGGACCGGGCCAGGACATTGACATCACTGCCGTGTCCGGCCTGGAGTCCTCCGAGGTGGAGATCAGCACATCAGACAACGCCCTGGTGGACGGGGCGTCTGTCGATGGCAAGAAGATCAAGCCGAGGCCGATCCACATCGAGGCCAGCTTCAGAAGCAGCAAGAACAACCCGGAAAACCGGGCCAAAGTAATCAAGTTTTTCAATCCGAAGTACACCGGCAAGGCGCTCATCACCAACATGGGCGTCAGCCGCAACATCGAGTACGAGCTGGAGGGCTGGACCTTCGCAGCATCGAAGAACATGGACAGCAAGCTGAAGATCCTGGTGGATCTGATCTGTCCGGACCCGTATATGCTCAATGTGGACAACTTCGGCAAGAACATGGCGAACATCACGCCGCTGTTCTCTTTCCCCTGGATCTCCCTCAGCAAGAGGATGGAGACGGGCAAGCTGGACTACAAGCCGGAAGCCCGTGGCCTTCTCCTGGGCGGCAACACTGCCGGCTACAGAACGCTGAAGAAGGAGGTCGTGCTGAGCAACGACGGAGACGTCCCGACCGGCGTCCAGATCCAGTTCATCGCGACCAGGGGCACCGTGGTCAACCCTAAGATCACGAACACAGGCACGGGCCAGTTCATGCGCGTGAATGTCACGATGCAGACCGGCGACGTGCTTCTCATCGACACCAACGACCGGCACCAGGTCATCACTCTGAACGGCGTCAACTACTACCAGCACATCGACCGCCGGAGTGAGCCCTTCCAGCTGGACGTGGGCGACAACTATCTGGAGTACGACGCGGATGAGAACTACACCAACCTGGACGTCAATCTGTTCTACACTCCGAAGTATTTGGGGGTGTAGCGCATGAATTTGATCATCCTCGACCAGAACTTCGACACGCTGGGCGTCGTCAGCGTGTTCAATACGCTCATCTGGGACCGGCGGTACTACGCCTCCGGCCTGTTCGAGCTGCACACTCCCGCCGAGTTTTTCACGCTGATGAACACCGGCCGCCATCTCTACCGGAACGACCGGGACGAGCTGGGCGTGATCCGCGAGGTCAACTTCGCGAGAGACGCCAAGGGCGTCCGGACGGCCTACTGCAAGGGCTACTTCTCCGAGGAGCTCCTGAACGGTCGCGTGCTCAATACGCAGATCAGCCTCACCGGCACGCCGGAGGCCATCGGCCGGAAGATGGTGGACCGCTACGTGATCAACCCGAGCGACGCCGACCGGAAGATCCCCCAGGTCAAACTGGGCGAGCTGAAGGGCCTCGGCACGAGCGTCACGGTCACGGCCACCGGCGACAACCTGGGCGACAAGCTCTACGAGATAGAGAAGACCCAGGAGCTCAGCCACCGGCTGCGCTACGACTACCTGAACAACGACCTCATCTTCGAGGTGTGGAAGGGCAAGGACAGAACGGACGACCAGACGGAGAACAGCTGGGCCATCTTCTCGGATAGCTTCTACAACGTCAAGAACGCCGTCTACGACCGAGACGAGTCCGAGTATAAAAACTTCGCTTACGTCGCCGGCGAGGGGGAAGGCTCCGCCCGTGTCATCGTGGAGGTGGATCTCCGCAGCAGTGCGGACGAGGAGCGCCGGGAGCTCTACGTGGACGCCCGGGATCTCCAGAGCACCTACCAGGACGACGCCGGCAACGAGCACACGTACACGGCCGACCAGTACAGGGCGCTGCTCCGTCAGCGTGGCCTGGAGAAGCTGGCCGAGTACCAGAAGATCGAGACCGTCAACAGCGACGTGGATCCCAACGCCAACCTGACCTATGGCGTGGACTTCGACCTGGGCGACCTCTGCACCTACCGCTACACAGACGTCGGTATCGAGACTACCAAGCGGATCACCGAGATCCAGGAGGTCTACGAGGGCAGCAAGCAAACCCTCTCCGTCGTCTTCGGCAATGACCAGATGACCAGCATCACGAAAATCATCCAAAGGGAGGTATTTTAACATGGCCATGAGATACGGCTATTTTGACTCGGAGATCACCGGCGTGGACTCCGAGGGTATGCCTATTTTTGACAGAGCAGAGACGTCGGAACTGTTCCGCCTGCTCTTTTCCAAACTGCTGACCAATGGCGTGCTGGCCAAGCCTGCCGACTGCTTCAAAGTGCTGGCAGGGGACAACGGCCTGAGCGTCACGGTCCGCCCTGGCTTCGGCCTGATCAACGGCGCCTTCGCCTATGATCCCGCCCCTGCCACTTTCCAGCTGGCCGCAGCTCCTACGAGCTACAGCCGCATCGACCGCGTCGTGCTGCGCTGCAACTACCTGGAGCGCCTCTGCGAGATCATCGTGAAGACCGGCACGGCAGCGGCAACGCCCCAGGCTCCGGCGCTCATCCAGCCCGTCAGCGGCGACTACTACGAGCTGGGCCTTGCAAATGTAACGGTCAGCGCCAACCAGACCGTCATCACTCAGAGCTCCATCAGCGACACCCGCCCCAACAGCGCAGTCTGCGGCTACATCACCCAGTTCATCGACAGCATCGACACCGAGGCCTTCTATGACCAGTTCAATGCCTTCTATGCTGAGTTTGTGGCCAAGTCCAACGCCAGCTACTCCCAGTTCGAGCAGATGGCCAGGGCAGCCTATGACGGCTTCACGGCTGCCATCGACGAATACATCGAGGCGCTGGAGACCAAGGGCAACGCAGACCTGACCGCCATCACGGAGGCCATGAAAGAGTTCCAGCGCACCAGCCAGAACGCTTTCAACGAGTGGTTTGCCACCGTGCAGGGCCTTCTGGATGAGGACGTCGCCGGCAGGCTCATCAACAAGACGAGCGATCTGGACGAGCGCCTGACCGCGCTGGAGTACATGATCATCCACAACGATCTGTTCACTCACATCGTTGACGATGACGGCAACCCGATCCTGGACGACGATGGCAACGCGATCATCGGCGACTGGAAATATAAAACCGCATAAGGAGGAACATTATGCAGATTGATGTAACAAACGGCAAACGCTTCACAGAGTACGACGAGCTGGCTGCCGTGGCCAGCGGGGAGGACGTTCTCCTGGTACGACTCGCAGACGGCACAGGCGTCAAGAGGATCCCCCTCAAAGCCATCAAGGCCTTCATCAACGGAGACCTGACCACGCTGGAGACTGAGGACAAGACCAGCCTGATCGCCGCCATCAACGAAGTCTTCGGCCTGGCAGGCACCAACGCCGACGACATCAAAGCCCTGAAGGAGCTGACCGCAATGCTCGGCCAGACCGGTGCATCCAGAGCCAACTCCTTCATCTACGAGCACAGCCTCGGCACCAGCTTCACCGCCGAGCAGTCCGCCGACATCCGTGCCGGCAAGTTCGATCTGGTCCGCACCGGCGGCTACTGGACCATCAACGGCCGCAAATACTGGGCCGCCCATGCAGACTACCGTCTGAACTGGGGCGAAACAGCGCTGACCACTCACCATATGCTGGTCATCCCCGACAAGTCCTTCTATAACCACGTTATGAACGACACCAACGACACGACCGGCTCCTACTATGGCAGCAAGATGAAGACATCCGGCCTGGCCGATGCTCTGGCCACCATCAAGGCGGACTTCGGCGCCGACCATATTCTGAGCCACAGGATCATCCTGGCCAATGCCGTCAGCAACGGCGCCAGCTCCGGCTGGGCGTGGTACGACAGCCAGATCGACCTGATGAACGAGAAGATGGTCTACGGCTCCCACGCATGGGGTGGCGGCTCCCAGAACGGCTACGACACCGGCGCAGACAAGAGCCAGCTGGCTCTGTTCCAGGCGCGTCCGGACCTGATCACGAACAGAGACAACTGGTGGCTGAGAGACGCCCGGTCCGCGACGAATTTCTGCCGTGTCCGCGACCACGGCAATGCTGACGGCTGGGCCGCCTCGAACTCCCTCGGCGTCCGCCCGGCTTTCCTGATCTATTGATCAAAAATCCCGGCCCCTTGTGGGCCGGGTAAATCTAATCAAGGAGATAAGATAGCGTGTCAGACATCCCTAAAAGTAAACGGGCCCATTCTAATCTGGAAGCGCACCACCAGGCTCTCGCAGTCCGTCGGATGATCTCCGTGGAGCTGCTCAGCAGCTTCGCCTACAGCGAGAAGAAGCTGGAGGCAGCCATCAAGAAGCAGACCGCGCACATCCAGGACCCGGAGCACAAGAAGGACGTCGCCGGGGCCGTCCGCAGCCTGGAGAACGACTACGCCTGCTGGTTTATCAAGAGGCACCGCGACCGCGTGGACGATCTCGCCTGCGCCATCGCTCAGCACATCAGGGCGGCCAATACCATCTGGCCCTCCTACCGTGTCGAGTACCTGGACAGACGCGACGAGCTCAACCAGGCGCTGAAGTGCTGCAACCAGATCCAGGACGAGCTCCAGTACATCGCCGAGGCGCTGCCGGCTGACAAAAACCGGTATATGAACATCGTGCTCGAAGTCGAGAAGCTGTTCAACATGGTGAAGAAGCTCCGGCAGTCCGACAACCGCTTCCTGAAGCACCTGAAAGATTAACACCCTATAGGGTGGCCTCTGTTTGTGCCGTCCAGTCCGCGACGAATTTCTGCAATGTCAACAACAACGGCAATGCTAACAACTGGAACGCCTCGAACTCCATCGGCGTCCGCCCGGATTTCACAACCGCACTACATTCTACGGGCAAGCTCCCGCGTGCGGCTATGGGAAAGGAGAGGCCATCCGTCCAGCGGGATCAGCTGGTAAATGCTAACCAGGACGCTCCCGGTTACGACCGATGGGGCTATCGCGTGGTTTTTATGAATGTATTTTATGATGCAAATTTAATATACGACGCCGGCACCAAGGCCATGAAAAGCAGCAAATTCAAACGCAGCACGCAGATGTTCGAGATGACGCAGCTCCTCACCACGGCCCACATCCGGCGCGACTTTATGGACGGAGAATACCGCCCAGACCCCGGGAACAAGTTCCCGATCAACGAGCGCGGGCATCAGCGCTATATCACCAGCAACACCATGGTGGACAAGACCGTCAACCACCTCTTTTGTGACGAGGTCCTGACGCCGGCGATCAGCAAGTACCTGATCTACGACAACGGCGCCTCGCAGAAGGACAAGGGCGTGGCTTTCCACCGCCGGCGCTTCGAGGCTCACCTGCACCAGTATTACATGGAGCACGGATCCAACGAGGGCTACATCCTGCTGGTGGACTATTCTGGCTATTATGCCAACATCCCACACGACAAGTGCATCGAGGTCCTCGACTACTTTCTGGAGCGCGAGGTCGAAGATCCGGAGACGCTGCTGATCTCTGAGATGCTGACGCGCCTGATCCTCAAGACCTTCGAGCAGGACGTCTCCCGCTTCTCCGATGAGGAGATCGCGGCCATGATGGCCGGCAAGGTCAACCCGATGCTCAACTGCGGCGTGGATCCGGAGCTGCTGACCGGCGAGAAGATGCTCAGGAAGGGCGTGGACATAGGCTCGCAGCCTTCCCAGAACGTCGGCATCATCTACCCGTACCGGGTGGACAACTATGCCAAGATCGTCAGAGGCATCAAACACTACGCCCGCTACACCGACGACTTCTATGCGGTCTCAGACTCCAAGGAGTTCCTGGTGAGCGTGCTGGAAGGTTTCAGGAAGGAGGCGGCAGAGTATGGGCTGATCATCAACGAAAAGAAGACCCGGATCGTGAAGCTCTCCTCCCAGTTCAGACACCTGCAGGTGTGCTACTCACTGACGGAGTCCGGCCGCCTGATCCGGAAGATCCACCCGAAGAACATCACCCGGGAACGCCGGAAGCTGAAGGCGTACAAGCGCCTGCTGGACGCCGGCCGGATCGACTACCCAACCGTCGAGAACTCGTTCAAGTCCTGGCTGGGCAGTCACTACAAAATTATGTCACACGACCAAATCTACAACATGAGCAGCCTCTACTATGAGCTGTTCGGAAGGAGACCAAAATGGAAAAAAGGACATGGAAGATTACACTGGCTGATGGCACATCCCTCGACGGCCTCGACCTCAACGGGAACAACTTCATCAGCTCCACCGCTGTCACCGAGGACACCTTCACCGGTAAGCTCTCCAGCGTGACTATCGAGGGGCCTGACGGCACCCAGACCTATCAGGACATGAAGCTGGTCCAGATCAGCAAGGTCGGCAAGAGCTACTGGTTTATCCTGGCCGAGAAGACGGCCGAGGAAAAACAGAAGGAACTCGTCGCAGCTGCTCTGGCCACCAACGTCAACAGCATCACCGACCTCCAGCTCGCTCTGGCTGAGGTCTATGAAATGATCATTGCAGGAGGTATTTAAGTATGGCTAAAATCTACGCTTCCCTCATCAAGAAGGGGCTCAAAACCATCGACGACGTGCCCGAAAATCTGCGCGACGAAGTCCGCGCGCTCCTGGAGGAGTAAGATGATCCGGCGCTTCAGATCCTGGCTCAGAAAGGTGGTGAACAACATGGCAGTCATCTACGTCGCCCTGATCGTCAAGGGCAAGCGTACCTACGACAGCGTCCCTGACCTGATCAAGCCCCAGGTCAAGGAGATGCTGATCGACCTGGAACTGGCGGAGCTCGTCACTGAGTAAAGCCCACAACGCCCCCACGGAGATCTCCGTGGGGGCGTAATTCTAAGTAAATAAAAACAAGGAAGGTACACAAGTATGAAAACTGGAATTTGCACAGCAGTGGGAGTCGTGGGCGGCTTCATCGCCAGCCTTTTCGGAGGCTGGGACGCAGCTCTGGCCACGCTCCTGATCTTCATGGGCGTGGACTACGTCACCGGCCTCATCGTCGCCGGCGTGTTCCACAAGTCCCAGAAGTCCGCAGACGGCGCCCTGGAGAGTCGCGCCGGGTGGAAGGGTCTCTGCCGTAAAGGCACGACTCTCCTGGTGGTGCTGGTAGCCTGCCGCCTCGATCTGGTCACGGGCTCCACATTCATCAGAGACGCGGCGATCATCGCTTTCATCGCCAACGAGACACTCAGCATTATCGAGAACGCCGGCCTGATGGGCGTGCCTATCCCTGCCATCGTGGTGAAAGCCATCGACATTCTGAAACAGAAGGCAGAGGATGACGCTAACATCAGCCCCGGCAAGGAGTAAGTCATGAAGGCGACAGGGTCCTCCACTGAGAGGACCATCTGGAACTACTTCCGCTGCAAAGGTTTCAGCCCGGCCGGTGTGGCCGGGCTGATGGGCAACCTTTACGCCGAGAGCGGGCTCAATCCGATAAACCTCCAGAACACCTACGAGAAGCGCCTGGGCCTCACGGTCGCCGAGTACACGGCCGCCGTGGACTCCGGGAGCTATTCCAACTTCGTCCGCGACAGCGCCGGCTACGGCCTCGCGCAGTGGACATACTGGAGCCGCAAGGAGGCCATGCTCAACTACGCCCGGAAGACCGGCGCGTCCATCGGCGACCTGATGATGCAGCTCGACTTCATGTTCCAGGAGCTGAAGGGCTACGTGGCCGTCTTCCAGGTACTCCGGACAGCCCGGACCGTGAAGGAGGCGTCCGACATCGTGCTGACCAAGTACGAGCGCCCGCCCGACATGAGCAACGCCGTCAAGGTAAAGCGGGCCGGCTTCGGCCAGGCATACTACGACGCCTACGCAAACACCACAACAACCCCAGAGAAGGAGGAGATCACCATGAGCAACAGCCCTCTGGTAACGTACACCAACATCACCAAGAACAAGACCAGCCCCCGCAACCACGCCATCGACACCATCACGATCCACTGCATCGTGGGCCAGTGGACGGCGAAGCAGGGCTGCGACTATTTTGCCACCACTGACCGCGAGTGCAGCGCCAACTACATCGTCGGCAAGGATGGCTCCATCGGTCTGTCCGTCGATGAGGCGGATCGCTCCTGGTGCACTTCCAGCCGCGAGAACGACAACCGCGCCATCACCATCGAAGTCGCCAGCGACACCGAGCACCCCTACGCCGTGACCGATGCAGCCTACGCCGCACTGATCAAGCTGGTGGCCGACATCTGCAAGCGCAACGGCATCAAGAAGCTGGTCTGGTCCACCAACAAGACCGACCGCGTCAACCACGCCAACGGCTGCAACATGACCGTGCACCGCGACTACGCCAACAAGGCCTGCCCGGGCCAGTACCTCTACGACCGCCACGGCGCCATCGCTGCGGCCGTCAATGAGATCCTGGGCTCCAGCACTACCCAGGCGCCGGAAGCGGCTCCGGAGGCCGTCCGGGGCTTCCCTGCGACGCCCTTCACTGCCCACGTCATTATCCCGGATCTGAACTATCGCAGCGGCCCGGGCATGAGCTACACGGTCAAGGGCCAGACCGGCAAGGGCGTCTTTACCATCACCGAGGTGCAGGATGGCTGGGGCAAGCTGAAAAGCGGCGCCGGCTGGATCTATCTCGAAAACCCTGACTACTGCACCATCCAGGGCGTCGCAGCGAAGCCGGCCGAGCCGGATCCTGCCGACGTGCTGGCGCAGGAGATCGCCGGCAAGGTGAAGGGCTCCGGCCTGGACCCCGAGGACGTCTTGAACAGGGTCGAGAAGATCCTGGGCGTGGCATGATGGCACTGCCAGCAAATACATGGTAGACTAAGAGAGCCCCGGCACCCGCCGGGGCTCTTTTGCTTTATACGGCAATTCTGAGGACGACATAGTCCCGCAGCACGATGATCTTCGGGGTTCGAGTACCGTCGCGCGGGCTCCACTCGAAATAACTATTCAGAGCTCATGACAAGGACTGAATAGTTATTTTTTT